ACCAGTCGTAGTTGTGTATAGAGTTGAGCAATGCTCAATCTACCTTCGGGTTACGCTAATAGCGCAACTACTAACCATCGGACATTGTCCGATGTCTACAGGCACAGTCCGCTATGCGGAGAACAGAACACGCAGTGTTCCGCTTGTGCCATACTCTTCAAGAACATTGTTCTTAGAAGACTTACTCGGTTCACTCAGTGAAGCCGAGAAATCGAGACACGGCAGTCCGTAGGACATTGTTTCTCGAGTACTCATCCTAACAGGATGAAGAGACGAGTACGGATCCTCTGGATCGTACTCCTTCGAGCCCTGATCAATGATCATGGCCGTTCTTTCGCTCGACATGTCGACGAAAATATCGAGGCCTGCCAATGACAGGACCTCGTCATACTCGGAGTCAGTAAGTTGCTTTGCATCTACTTCTAAAGACTTTGTCTTTATATATTCTTCGAGCTTATCCCAGAGTCGTTTAAAACGCTCTGTTAAACGCACCGTATTGTATGCCTCCGACTTTGTCGGGGCCTCAGTTAATAACCGAGACATCTGGTGTTGCTTCTCAAATTCCTTGGGGATCTGAGATAGAGAAATTATACCCGCCTCGCGGGATAATTGTAAGGTTCGTCTCATTGAGAATTCCCCGTTGGGGTTGAACCTGGAAATCAATTCTCCGCGCGTCAATGACGCTTCAGTTTTATACTTGGAGAACATCTCGAGTTGGTCATCGACAAACTCGTTTGATCTTATGCCTCTAGGAACAGAGTTCTTAGTCATCATGCTCAGCATGTTGTAAACAGCATAAGAGTGCACATCGCCTCTGGCGATGATTCTGAGGGCCTGATTAATAATCGGCGCCTGATTCGACAATGTGTCATAGACATTCATTGTTAATCCAAGACCGCCAAGCTTTGCTGGCAGTCCGAAGAAAGCGAAAATTTTCCGCTTGTGACGGGAAGGGACATAGCCCCTAAACCGGTATAGGAATCTGTCAAAGGCAGTCCTAGCAAACATCTTGTCCTCAGGACTAGATGCGTATTCATTGAACTTAGCAAGTCCAATGGCTTTTCCAATGGCCGTATTACGGTCATTGGCTACCTCTAGCGCTTTAGTAAAGGGCGAGAGTAAACGTAGTTTCACTGAATCTACGTATATAGAGTCATGCGGATTCCGCGCGACTTCCCATACATTCTTGTTAATGGCAATGCCTTTATCCGGATGTATGTATAATAACCTCTCCGTGTATACAATGTATACTCGAGACACTCTGTGTTTCGTTGGGGAGATTAGACTGCCCAGCGCCCTGTGGGTGCTGGTTATGCTATGGAGGTACCCAATGGGTCCGACCGCAATGTGGTCGTCACCTCCTAGATGGAATGCCCTCCACTGGAGGGACTTCTCGTAGTATTGGTTCTTCAGGCTACGCCCGACGAATTCCGAATACGCTATCTCTTCGGCTACTAGCCCAAGAAGAACAAGGCAAATCTTTGATAAAGGTTCGCCCATCAATATTCCACGTTGTAGAATATATGAATCCCGATCTTTAGAAAAGATCGTTCTCTGGCCGATAAAATCGGCCACGAAAGCCCACTTAACCTTGTTAGGTGCGCTGAGTCCATCAAGGAATCCTTGAAGGATAGTACGTGCAACGTCCAATGGAATTGCATCGGTTGCAGTTTTCAAGTCACTTGAAAGAACTGCATACTCGGATCCGAGATTCTCGATTCCGAGGTTCTGCATGACTCGCAATGCTTGCCATGCTTGGTCACACCTCATTAGGCAGCTATGCGCCGAGGGGTGGTAGGCCACGAGCTCTTTGAGTTCGTGGACACACGGTTGCTGTATTACAGTCAACCACCAAGGCCCGGTTGTAATCAGCCGGACCTTTCCACCTGGTTCTGATACAGACTCCAGGCGTAC